GTTTTATGTCATCTTCACCAGACTGCTCCTCAATTTGTGGACAAGAACATAGAGGTGCTAAACAAGGATTGCCACATTCTTTACACAATGCAACAGAATTCCATCTCCGAGAATTCTCCACAATTCGAGCTTGAATTTTGAAATGTTCTGCTGACTTCTCCTTAAAATACTTAACTACTTCAAGGACTGAAGCTTTTTCAAGCTTTTTCCCAGTTGAATCAGTGGCAATAATAAAATCCCATGGATCATCTTTTTGTTCTGACTTTGGATGAGGTGTCTCCAGTCCACTATCTTGCACTAAAACTTCATAGACAGTTAAATCCCAGACATCTGGAGCTAGAGAGTCTCCAAAAGCTTTAACTACTTTTGCTGAATCCAAAGACAGACCTCCATCCTTACGAAATTCCTTTTTCACTTCTGTTTTAATGTGAATGAATCGTCTCAACACAGATGAAGGTTGATTTGATGTCTTCATTGCATCTAACATAGGAACATTTGTTGTCACTGCTAATACCTTCAGCAATGCTACAACTTTTCCCTTCTCATCTATGTCAGCCTTATTCAGAACATACGGAGTATTATTCACAAAAACTATACCAAACTTTGAAAAAGGATTCTCAGAAAATTCAATCCTTGTATTGGCAGCATCATCGATCACAGCTGCATTTGTATATGTCTTATAATTGGACAGATACGGATCCTCTGGATTCAGATAGGCAATGAAATCATTGGAGTGATCATATCCATTTGTCATCAACAAAGTCCGATATAACAATTCATTTATTGTCGATTTTCCTACTCCAGATGAACCAAAGAGTGAATATGCGAAAGGTGCTTCTCGCAATTCTCCCTTATATTTTTCCATCAAGACATCCGTCAAGAATTCAGAACAAGCATTCAATTGCTGAGTAACAGTTGCTTTGATTGAACCAGAATAAATTGGAAGTAGTCGTTTTGCCTGTGAAATTGTATCTCGCAACTTCTTCTCATATGAATTAACATCTATGTCAGATTCAATTATTCCAAAATTCCCTGGTTTAAAAAGTCCATGAAGTCGCCTCATTTCTGTCACATCCTCAATCAATTTTGAGACTGGTTCATCAGGAACAATGAATCCAGTTAAGGATCCGGTAGAACGATAATGAGACACTCCATTACATACCATTTTCACAATGTGTAAAATACACTCTGCGAAACTTGCAAGTGAATCTACACCATGTGTTGCTTGAAAAGTGAACAATGTTAACATTCCTGCTGAAAATGTCACTTTAGAAGTTTTATAGTATGCAAGAATTGCTGTAGTTAGCAAAGCAACTACTGCATGAAATGCTGGATTGGCTTTCACTGCCTGCCAATTCAGCAAAGTGTTTGAGATGATTTCC